TTGCTCCTCGGAAGGGGTGAAATGTTGCGTCCGGCGAACCAGTCGGTGGGCAACATCACCCACTCCACGGCCGTCGGGGTGAACGTCAACGGCAATGACATCAATATCTCCTACGACCCCCTCCTCCTCCCCACGGTCGAAAGTTTAAGCGATTCTGTGGCCAAATTAACCGCCCAAAACGCCCAATTATTGGGAGAGCTTTCTAGGCTCCTCAACATCATCGAGAAAAAACTATGCTGATAAAAAAAGCCGCGCCCCTTCCGGAACACGGCCATCGCCACACAAATGCCTTTTGCGATAGATGCTACACCTTGTCGACATCACCGGCGAATGCCAACCCGCACCCTGGTATTCCTCGCATCTTGATTCCTCTCACACTCACCGTTGGGAATGTTCCTTCCGTTCCGTTTACACGGGCATCGGTGATGGTGATGTCAATCTCCGCTTCACCCTCCATGCAGATGTAGCTGTGCTTCTTTATCAGGTTCTCGGCATCCCTGATTCCTTTCGCAACCTGGTCGCAGGTGTCGGCAATTACTTTTCTTATATCCATAATTGTATGTATTAAAATTTTTGGCAAAGTTAACCATTTTCAAAAAAACACTCATGGACATTGTTTCTATCCTTATTTCCCTGCTCGCTGTAGCTGTAGCTTTATGGGCAGAGTGCGGTGTTCGCAAGGAACGCCGGCGCACAGACACATTCCGCGATGAATATGAGAAGCGACTGTCTGAACTCCAGATTCGGCAGCTCGAACTGGAGCAATCCGATGTTGCCTCCGCCCGAATCGTCGTCGAGGCTCTGCCGCGTGTCGACAAAAAACTGCCCGGCTTCACCATCCGCAACGAAGGCTCCCATGCTGCCGAATCACTTTCGCTTTCCACGTCCCCCGACCTCTCGTTGGTGCTAGCCGACAAGTATCTTCCTTACCCGATTCTTGCCCCAGGTTGCCACTTCGAGCTGCATTATGCCAACCTCCACCCCCGCATTGCGCAGGTAGACTTGACCTACACCGACGGCAACGGACAGCAGCACCAATCACTCACCCTGCAGCTCTGACCGCGTTAGGGATGGCAGCACGTTACGCAGTTAAGGCGTACAGCCCGGCGCCCTGCTTGCCTCATCCATAAGGCGACCACGGCGCAACGCCCCACATAATAGTATAAAAATGAACAATATATAATAATAAAAAATGTGCCAAATCTGTGCCAAAAAAGCCTGAAAAATGAAAAAAACGCGTTTGTAATATACTGAGAATCAATAATAAAATTTTTGCATTCACCACTAGGACAAATCGTGGGTTTGAATCCCGCCGGGGTCACAAAGCTTAAATATCAGTAAATTGCAGCGATTTGGCTGAAAAAACTGTGCCAAAAACGCGCCACGTCATTTTTCCTGGCGGATCTGTCTCAGATGATCGCCAAGAAAAAAAATGTCTTCAAGTCACCTACACGAAATAGAGAAATATCTGCCCGCCGTAGTAAAAGACACTCGCTCCGGGTTGATGGTGGAATATTACGTCCTGAATCCTTCGACGGACAGTATGGTTAGAAAGCGCATGAGACTGACGAAACTGACCAAGCGTATTCCGTCTAAACGAGAGAGACTGTTGGCCGCTCAGCAGGTTGCCGACAATCTCAATGCCAAGCTTCGCGGCGGTTGGTCGCCCTTGCATCAGGCAGAAGACAGCCGGCTGTATACACGACTTGTCGACTTGCAGGAGAAATTCCTGGCTGCAAAAAAGGCGGAAGGTTGCCGTCCGACAACTCTGACGCATTATACCAGCGTCACAAAAATCTGGTTGCGCTGGTGCGAGGATAACGGTTTCGCGGACAGATACAGTGGAACATACCTACGGCCTCAGGCCGTTCAGTACATGGATGACGTGCTGCAGCAGGGAAACCGGAACCGCTCCTATAACAATACATTGAAGGTGATGAAGGTTTTCTTCCAGTGGGCCTTGGAACATTGCTACTCAAAAGAAAATCCCTTCCTCGGTCTCAAAACGCTGAAAAAAGAGCCTAAAATCAGGATACTCGTTCCTGCGGATGCCAGACGGAAGATCTCCGAATACTACAGCACAATGCGTCCTGCAATGAATATTGTGTGCCAGCTTGTCTACTCTTCGGCCATCCGTCCGGGTGAAATCCTCAAAATACAACTGAAACATATCCATCTTGACCGGCACTACATTGTCATTCCGTCGGAGAATGCCAAAAACCACAAGGAAAGGTTTGCTACCATAACACCCTCGCTGGATGAGCTGCTATCACCCATTTTGGCAAAATACAAAAACGTTGATTTATATCTGTTTGGAAAAAATGAAACTTTGGTACCAGACAAACTGCCGGCCAATAAGTCTTACTTTCAAAAATCGTGGGAGCGTATGCGAAAAGCCACAGGCTTGCCGAAAGAAATGCAGCTCTATTCTCTACGCGACACCGGTTTGACGGATCTGTTGCATGCCGGAGTCGACCAGCTGACCGTTCAGCATCATGCAGACCACTCCTCGTTGGCCATACAAAATATCTATACAGACCACTACGATGCGCAACTTAACAGTCGCATATGGGACAAGGCTCCGGCGTTCTAAACTTCAATCTCCAGCGCATAGTCGTTTTCGTCGGCCAGCACATAGTCGTTTTGGTCGCCGAGCAGGAATCGGTCGGCCTCCTCGACGTAAGGATATGCCCCACTGTTGTCGGTATGAGGGGCAACGCCCTCTATGGTGCAGATGACAGTATCGCGGCCTGACAGTTCTGTGCTGATGCGCAACGGCATCATCCTGACACCGTCGCACAGGATCCACCGCTTCTGCTCGTAGATGCTGCCGTCCTGTGGCTGCAGAGTGGACATTACCTGCAGGAATGCCCACGACGGAAGGTGTGCTACCACGCGGTAGCGGTCGCAGTCGCCTTTCATGTCATACAGTGGTTTTAGCCACATTTCGCCGATGGAGCGTTTGCCGACTGCCGACAGGTTGATTGCATTGGCCTCCTCGTCGCCTTCCTGGTTATAGATGGTCGGGTTCGCGTCTTCGATGTATCCGATATTTTCTATATATCTACTCCCCCTGTACTGCTGCAGCACCATGTCGAACTCGCCGTTGTAGTCTTCATCCAGCATGGGGGAGCAGCCTTCTGCTTCAATCTGACACATGTATTTGTCAACCGCCGTGCTCAGTTCGTCGGCGTAGGTCATGTTCGGAACCTGCACGTCTATCTCAAGTGCTTCTTCTTCAGTGGCGTCGGGTGCTCCTGCAGTCAGTAGCCTGGTGTCTCCTCCGGCTTGCTCCCAGCGGAAATTCAATGTGCTCTCCTCGCGTGAGCTTCGACGGTTGGCTAGTTCGTTCTTGACAAAAGCATGCTTGCCCTTGTTTACCAAGGCATGAGGGAGCGAATGCTTGTCCGGAACAGGGTCGATGATGTTCTTTTCCGCCACCTCTTTTTTGCCGATGGTCTGTTTGAAGCTGATGGTGTATTTCTTCGGTGAATACTCCTGTCTTTCCTTGGTGGTCACCCATTCCGATATGTCGAAACCGGCGCCCTTCATCACGTCACGGAAAAAGTCCAGTTGGACCTCTCGAGTCATGGGATTTACGAACATTGAGAGTCCGAAGGCCTTGCAGATCTTTGTCAGGAATTCTCCGTTTGAAAGGTTTGGAACATGCTCCCGCCATTTCAGGATATTCGAGAAAATATTGAGTGTCCCACCGGAGTTGTCAACGATTAGGCTGTCTATCACTTCGTATCCATGCAGGTACTCGAGGTCACCATATCTTTGTGCGGTAAAACGGCGTGTGGCGTTCTCTGGATCGCCACCGATATGTACGAATGTGTTGTCGTTCGTCGTCTCGGCGCTGATGATCCAAAGTTTAACAAAACGCAGAAACAGCGGAGTAGACGAACTGTCGACCGGCATAAACCTGGGACTTACAGAACCATTACAGTATCCACCGTCTTCTGTGTAGAAGTCCACGCCTTTGCCTGCCGAAGGTGTTATCTGTACCAGGTTGCATTTTGTACTTCTGCAGAACTGGATCCTTCCGACGTATTGCGGAACACCGGATATCCTTGCCATGACATAGCAGCCTCCGTTTGAAAAAACGCTGAAGCTCCACACGTCGACAGGCTGCTCTAATCCCAGTTCCTCCGTTATCTCTGTAATCGAAGGCACCCTTCCGTACCTATAGTCGGAAGTGCCGTCTTGGTTCGGGAAAGAGTCGCATCGGCATCTGACTGTGGGCAGAACGGAATCGGCACTGCCGATGGCAATGGCATATACTTCGTCGGCAACGGTGCCGATGAAGTTTTGTGTCTGCGTGTAGCTGGACCCAGTTTTGTTTCGCTGGGTGGAAGACCTCTGTATGGCAACCTTGAAGTCTATGGTTGGCTTGTATACCCAACCGAATGAAGTATGCTCGTCGGAATCAGCATCTACCGTAAAACTCCTTCCGTGTTCTATGGTGTCAGTGTAAGTGACTATGTTTCCGCCCACATGCAGCCAAGTCTTATATCCATACTGAAACACGTCGCCGTCCATAGCATTCAACGACTGGCTGTAGAGTCTTTTTATGTCCTCCGATTGGAAGAAGGTTCCCTTGCTGCTCAGTCCTGCACTGGTCAGCACCTTGCGAACCAGCCAGTCTAGCCTTATTGCCGGCGCAAAGCAATATCCGTTCTTTTTCCCCGAAGATTCAGTGTTGAACAATCGGCATCCCCTGCTGGAACTGTCCCCGTCTTCGACAGGTATCGGGATACTGACGCTGATATGCCATGCGCTCCAATTCACATAGTTCCAGAATAGCCTGTTCACATATCCGAAGGTGTACTTTCTGTCATCCCTGTCATCGTTCACCAGCGGAGAAATCTTGTCTTTGTAATAGCCGTAATCCTCGTTGTCGCTGTAGAACTTTGAGTCGGTATAGAGGAAAAACTTGTATATGCTGTGGGCTTTGAGGCTTTCGAGCAGGAACTGCCTCCATCCCGTCTTGTGGTTTTCTTCAGATTCGGATATGATGATATCATCCCCGTAGTCGTTCTCGCGAAGCATCTTCTCGCCGAAGCCCACCTCAAAATTGTTGGACACCATGCCGCATTGCAGCGTCCTTTCGTCACTGCTGCTCTGCACATAGAGAGATCCTCGACTGATAGGCACTCCGTCAACGGCCAGCTCACAGTCATAGCGGCGGTTGCCGCTGCTCCACAGATACTGCACGGCTCCGAGTATGCGTTGGTTCGGCTCTGCCGGTATCTCGAAAGTCCATACGATATCTGCGGTGATGCCGTCGTCGCTGAGTGCTGCGTTGTTCTGCTCGAGCACCAGGGCGGTGTCTTCTGGTATGAATAGCGGAGTGTTTCCGACGGATATGGTTATCATGCTGTTGCGAATGCTTTTATAATGTCAATAATCTCTCTCTGCGGGTGTATGTCGGCGCGCTTTTTGTCGAAACTGCTTGCGAAGTAGATGCCGCTCTTGCCTGCCTGTGCCCTTGGGCAGATCTCTCCGATCTGGTTGTCGTATGGGTAGCGGATGCCGAAGTCGAATATCCATTGTTTCAGTACCTCCCGCAGGGTGGCCAGCTGCTTGTCTCCCACATACTCGTAGTGCTGGCATCCGTGGTACAGGGAGCAGCTGCAGAATTCGTATGGCACCCGGACGGGCTGCGCCCCTTCTATGGCCTGGTACTTGCCGTCCTGGTTGCGGAATGCCGGAGTCCAGCAGCCGTTATGCAGTACCACAGGTCCGGCGTTCTCAATGGCCAGCACTTGTCCGTAGCCACCGCAATGTTCCAAGGTGCCGTCGCGCAGGATCATGTAGGCGGGATGATCTTGATTGTGACGAACGCTGGCCATGTACATTTTGAGGTTTGGCCAGTACCCGGTACCAACGATGACTATTTGCTGTTCACTTCCCATGATGTGCTTCCTTGACTCGGCTTTCAAGTTGGAAAAGTACGCTTGGTACCGATAAATTCAGATACTTCTGCTCTTCGTAGAAATTGTCACCCATCATGTTGCGGATAAGTTTCAGCCAGTCTGTTCTCGGCTTGCTCTGTATTTTTTTGCCGGTCTTGCTGGTCTCTTCCTCATCGAAGGGTTCGTAGAATATGTGTCCATAGTGGTTGGTGAGACGCTTGCGCAGCAACTTGTAGTTGTATGCCACACAGCGGATGGTCATTTCGTCAAGTTTCGAGGTCTGTTCCAAGCGGGCCTCGGTACCGTACTTTGTGAAGGGTATGCGTCGGTCTGTCTCACGATTCCAGTCGGGTCGCTCCGGACGGTAGAGCACCGCTGTCATGATATCCCATCGGCCAAGCGAGGCATAGCTGTCGGCGAACGTCCATTCTTCCCATGTCACGTCAGAAAAGTCGGCATTGTAGCCATAATAGACCGCTCCGTCCGGCATGGTCAGATCTTCCATGAACAACTTGCCAATGTTGTCGATGTCGTTCATCCATTCGAACTCATGGGTCAGCCACCACCAGTCCGCCGGGGTGAGACTGACGGCCACCACGTCATCCAAGCCTACGATGCGGCGCACCAGCTCGGCATTCACCGATCCCACCTCTACATAGGCGCGGAAGTGTTCGGCGGTCACCTCGCCCCAGTTCTCCGGCACGTTGTAGTCGTACCGCTTTCCTGCCACCTCAAAATCAATCTTCTTCATTGGTCGTCTCGCTATTGGTTTCCCCGGCAGTCTCTGTTACTTCGACAAATTTCTTCGGGTTGAAGAAGCAGGCTGCGTCTTTGAATGTAAAATCCATGCGGTATCCGACATATCTGTGTTGGGTGTTCTGCAGGTACTTGCCTACACCTTCGCTGATGTCCACCGACACGAATGGCGAATTTTCGTCCGATATGATGGCACCCAAGATCTCTTCTGCAATGCGTTCGCATTTGCTCCATCTGAGCTCAATTTCGTCGTAGTCGTCATGCTGGTCGTAGCGGTCGGCCACGATGAAGGATGTGATGCGCTCCTTGACGATATTGTGCTCACTGCCGCTGTAGTTCACGTCGCTACCCTCTGCTATCAGGCAGGGAAAGTGGACATCGGAGCGGAACTGCTGAAAAAACTCTTCGAGCTCTCCCCGAAAGAAGTGTTTCTCTTCCTTGGTGTGTTTGAGGTCGACGTGCTTGGCGGCTAGCGTCCGCAGAAAACAGGTGTAGTCTATGAGGGTCGAATTCATGCCAGGAATGTTTTTTTGCCTTTGTTCTTACGGAATAGCGCTTTCTTTTCGTGGTCTGTGTCCATACCTATCTCCTCTATTTCCGGGTAGGTGTCCTTGTGCTGCTTGCAGTAGGTCACCAACTGCCCGATGTAGCGTTCTGCCATGGTGCGGTGGCGTTCGGTGAGGGCTGTTATCTGCTGTTGCGTCGGCGGGTTCTGCACCTTGCCGGCATTGCTGGATGCCTCTTCGCTCACCACCATAGGACCGTTGCTCGTCAGGATGATGTTCAACAGCGGTATGGCCTCGGCCATTGCCCAATGGGCCACGAAACCTTGTGCCGGGCGCAGCAGGGGCGTTAGCCGCTGCTGTGTGCGGTCAGTTGTCAGCAGGGTGGCCAGCTGTGTGCCTACACGGTAGGGCAGTTCCATTGCCTCTATCTCGGCAATATAACCGCGCAGCCGTGCGAACAGGCAGAAATCTCCGTTCAGCGGCACGATGGCTTCCATCTCCTTCATTGATTGGATGACGCTGCTGGTGCTTTGCGAGTAGTATTCCGATTGGTTGAACAGCGGCAGTTCGGCAATATGATCCATGCAATGACCCAATGCCTGGTTCATATAGGCGAATCCCTGCCGATGCAGGCTCTCGCGCAGCGCGTCGGCTTGGTAACGGTAGGCGCGGTTGTCTCCGTTGTTGTCGCTGATGCCGCTGTCGGCCAGCATGACGGCCAACTGGTCGAAACTGTCCCAGTAGGCCAGCCGCACGATGGCCATCTGCAGAAGCTCTATCAATCCGTTCATCGGAATGTTGGTTCCCGATGTGCCGTGCTCCTGGTAATATGTGGCGGCAGCATCGAATAGTGGAGCACCCAGCAGGGGCTTCACCCGCTGCTGTTCCACAGTGGCGATGGCGGGTGCCAGCGTCACGAAAGAGGTGTTCACGTTCACCGGCAGGCATTTCTTGAATTCCTTTGCGCCGTCGGCATTGTTTGCTTTCTTGAAAAATAGTGGCTCGTTCATGTGGTTATCTCTTCTTTGGCCTGGCCGGTGTTCAGGGTGGTCAGGATGGTTTCCTTGTATTTCAGCACCAGGTCGTCTCCATGCCCGTTGTATCTCAACAGTAGCATGACGGGATCCAACACTTGCTGCTTCTCGATGTAGGTGGTGATGACCGACACAAGGAAGCTCTCTCGGATATCAGAGCCGCTTCCGGCATTGCCGGCGTATGCGCCGCCCGGCATACCGGCACCCAGCACGGAGGGGTTCAGCATCATGCTGAAAAGGATCTCGCTGTTGGCCGCTGCCGATGTGGAGAGGCGCTCCTTTGCATCTATCTCGTTTTTCAGTCGCTCTATTTTCCACTCCTTCGGAACCTTGCCGTAGTCATCCATGTTGGTCTCCGTGAAGATCGCCTTGTTGGCGTTCTCTACTCCGCACAGGCTGTCTTCAATTTGCTGCATGGCCTCCTCTATGGCAGTCATGCGTTCCTGCTTGTTTGAATATTCGTTCTCAGGAAACTTTGTTTCCCAATAGTCGGAAGGAATCTGGATGTGCCACATGAGGGTCATGGCATTGGCATAGCTCTTGGCCAGGAACTGAGGTATGCGGTGGGCTATATCCACCCATCCGCTCTTCCATGCAGCATCCCAGTCGGGGATACCGTAGTAGTCATTATTGGAATAGTAGTTCCGGATGCGCGGGAATGCCAGTGGCTTGCCATTGAGTTTTCCTTGCTGCCGCAGTACTTCGAGGTCGAAAAACGGATCATCTTCGTCTAGCATACGAATGATCTCGCAGGTCTTCTCGTCGGGGTTGCTGTTGTCGTAGTCGGGCCAGACACACAGCCAACGTTTGTCGCTCGACACACGGCAATGGCGCGCGTTGCGCAGTATCAGACGCACAATTTTGCTGCCGTCCTGGTTGAAATAAAATATTGGGAATGCGTTTCCGAACTTGAACAGGTCGCGGAAAGCCTGACTCATGTATTGCCGGAACTCATACGAGCGGAAATAGTTCTGGATATCTTTGTCGGCGCAGGGGCGCAGCTCCATGTTTCCGTCTTCGCTGTATCCGGTGATATCCATCGGAACCACACCTTGGCCAAAGGACGTTCTCGCCTTGAATCCGATGGCGGTGGATAGCACACCTGTGGTTCCGATGACCCGAACGGCTTCGTCCGGGTATCGGTTGTCCGGGCCCCAGCAGACAAACTCCGTGCCGTTGACAGAGAAGGTGTCCTTCGGCTTTTCGGCGACTTTCTTGTCCGACTTTACCGATATGGCAAAGATTTTGTCGCTTCCCATCAGTACCGGATATCCTTTCTTGTTGAAAACAATATTCATATTGCCTTACATATTATAATTATAATCAAAATCTGCAATGTCTGTCCCAGTATGCCGCCGATAAATCCTGCCAGGCAGTCGAGCCAGTCCCATGCGCTCCAGTCCCACTGCCGCATGGGTATACTGTCTCCGTTGGCGTGGTGCACGTCCTTGAATTCCATCCCGCCGATGCATCCGATGCCCATCAGGAGAGTGCCAAGGAAAGAGACCACGAAGATACCTACGAGGTGCTTCCATCGGTTGCTCTCCCGGAGCCAGCGCGGAAGGACGTCAATTACGCTCTTTGACGGCCTCATTGAAGTATTTCTTTATTTTGTGGTCGAGATAAGCGTCCAATCCTAACAGACCTCCTGCGAGTGTGAAGATCTCTCCGGCAGCCCACAGCACCATGTCGGATATTTCACCCACCGGTGGCAGGAAAAGTGAAACAAAAAGCAGGGCGACACCAGCGAGGCACAATGTCGCTCCGAGCCAGTATTTCTTGTCTTCTTTTTTCATGTCTTTAAATATTTACAATGCAAAGATACGATACAGGCTGTTCAGTGTTGGGGACACTATAACCTTGCCTTATTCCGGAGGAAGCCCTCATTCTTCTCGAAGTCCTCCATGGTGCGGCGGCTGATGACGGCCTGGCGGTTCTTAGGATCCTTCATGTAGGAGGCCAGCTCCCTCATCACGGACAGCAGCTGTGGGTCGCTGACTGTGGATGTGGCGCTTGACGGAGCAGCCACGGTCACTGAAGGCGGGTTCACCACCACACGACTGCGTCCTATCTCCTCCGCTGCAGCCATTGCTGCCGGCAGACGGAGCTGTGCCATGCCGATGTCTTCGAGGGCGCGCCGGTTGCCGCGCTGGTAGGCTTCGAGAGCGTCGATGATGGGCGCCGTGGCGCCGTCGGTCAGCAGACTGTTCGATGCCACCCATTCACGCCCGGCTTCACCGGCCATCATATAGGTCTTTTTGTTGACGAAACCACCTTTTGCATAGGGTTCAGGTTGATTGGCGATGGCGGCGATCTGCAGACCGGTGGCAGCGGACACAAGGGCGGCCAGGATAGGGCCTGCTATGGGGCCACCTTCCGCGTAAGCGCGTACTGCGGCCAAAGCACCTCCAATGATGGCTTGTGTGAGGTCGAGGGCTTTCTGTCGCTTCCACTGTTCCAGTTTTACCTCGTTTTCCCTCTCTGCATAGTCGTCCTCGAGCTTTTTCTTCCTCTCCTCGTATTCCTCCTGGCTGATGAGACCTGCATCCAGCTGTTCGTCGAGGTTCTCTACGGCATCATCCTTCTGTTGCTTCATCTTTTGAAGCTCACTGTCGGCGATATTGTCAAGCAGTTTGTTCAGGTTGCCGAAGATAGCCAATGCCTGGTCGCTGAATTGCTGCACCTGGTCACACCAGGAATTAAGTGTGTCTTTCAGCGCGTCCTGCCCGGCAAGTTTTTCCGCCCTCTCTTGCAAGCGGCTCAGATTGGCTTCTTCTTTCTTTATGGCTTCGGCGGCGGCTTCGTGCTCTTTTGCAAGGGCATCGTTTCCG